ACGGTGCGCGATGACGGTGCGGGCGCGCTGCGCGATGCCGGTGGCGTCAGCCGTGGCACGATTAACTACACGACCGGCGTCATCAAACTTAAGCCGGACGCGGTGGTCAAAATCCCCAAAGCCATCTACCGCAAACAGCCGATGGGCGAGGAGATAGTCTCCACCCAAGGCACGACGCAGACGGTCAAACCGCTCTACCGCATGGTGTTTGCCGGTTACGAGTACGTCGAGGCGCTCGCCTCCGCGCCGATTGACGACAGCTTTGTGGTGAGCGCCAAGTTTCGCGGGCAGCAGTCCGAGGACGCACGCAGCAAAAAGGCGGCCTCCGGCACGCTGCGCATCGACCTCCTGCCGACCTACGCCGAGCGCATCGTCCCCGGCTCGGTGCGCTTTGCCATCGGCCAAGAGACCTACTTTGACCGCCGCGGCGAGCTCTACTACCGCCTGGAGCCTGCGACCGGGGCGGCGGCGCGCATCGGCAGCATCAACTACGAGAGCGGCATTGCCACCGTCGAGCAGGCGCCGGCGGGGGCGGTGAGCTTGCAGGCGCTCGCCGGTACTGTCTCGGCCAACCCGGTTGATACCGCGGTGTGGCGCATCCCGGCCTCGCCCATCCGCCCCGCCTCCCTGCAAATCACCGCGACCCCGCTCAGCGGCGGGCAGCTCAACGTGCGCGCCGACAACGGCGGCAAGATTACAGGCGGCAACGTTGAGGGCAGTATCGACTACGAGACCGGGGTTGCCCGTGTCCGCTTTGGCAAGTGGGTGGTGGCCGCGGGCAACGAGGGCAAGTATTGGTACAACCCAGACGCGGTGCGCCCGGACGGCAAAATCTGGCAACCGGCACAGGTCTATGCCGACACCATCCTCTATAACGCCGTCTCCTACACCTACCTGCCACTCGACACCTCGGCCATCGGTATCGACGCGGTGCGCCTGCCCGCCGACGGGCGGGTGCCCATCTTCAGAAGGGGGGACATGATAGTCATCGGCCACCGCCTCAGCGATGACCTCGGCAGCGCGCATACCGCCGGGCAGACGGTGCGGCTCTCGCGCGACCACATTGACAGCCTCTGCCTGCGTGACGCCAAAAATCAAGCCATCGAGGCCAAGTGGTACGACTACGACCTCGACGCTGGCACCCTCACCTGGGCGACACCGCTCGACCTCTCTGCCTATCAGATGCCGATAACAGCCCACCATGCGAAAGAAGAAGAAAACCGGGTTATCGTCGCCGACATTGACGGCACCTTGCAACTGCAATTTCCGGTCGGCCGTGACTATCCCAAAGAAGACACCTACGTCTCCAGCGCGCTCATCGGCGGCGATTTGGAGGTGCGGCACAGCCCGCCGTGGTCGCAGAAACTCTTTGACAACGTCTGGTCGGATGACCCTAGAGGCGACGCCATCACCGCCAAACTCAACCTCAAAGACTACCCGCTCGTCCTGACCGATGACGGTGCGACCACCGACCGCTGGGCCATCGTCTGGCGCGACGGCACGCAGTTTGACCTCTACAGCGAGGCGCTCGGCTTTGTCGGCCGCTTTGACGCGCTGCAAGACCTCGCGCCGATTAACGCCGCCACCGGCAAGCCGTACTTTGTCCTGAAAAAGGGCGCGTTTGGCATCAACAACGGCGCATCGCCGTGGGCGGTCGGCAACGCGGTGCGCCTCAACACCTACGGCACCCACCTCGGCGTCTGGGTGCTGCGCGCGGTGCAGCCCTCGGCGAGCAAACAGACCGAGACCGACGGCTTCACCATGTGCCTGCGCGGTAACACCGTCGAAATCTAAATCACCACGCGGCGAACCATATTAACCGTGCGGTTAAAAAGGTCGCACGCACATCAAAACCAACAAGGAACCCGAATGTACGCCAACAACCTCGAAATGCCCGTCACGCTGTATCGCTCAACCGACGATGACGCCCCGGCGCTGACCAAAAGCAACCTCTCCCTCATCCTCAAAGCCTGCCTGGTCACCGGCTACGGCAGCAAGCCCGGCGCCGGTTGGACGATGCCCTACGAGGACGCCGCCGCAGGCAAGCGCGTCTTTGCCCCAGCGAAATCGGGCGAGCTGGACAGCTACCTGCGCGTCGCCGACCAGAGCGGGGTGAGCCGCGTCGCGGCCTACCGGCAGATGAGCGACATAGACAACGGCGAGGCCATATTGGAGCTTGCCACCCCCTACAAACATGGGCAGAGCAAACAATGGAGTGGGCGCTGGGTGGTCGTCGCCTCGGCGCGCAGCGTCATCGTCTGGGTGGAGGGCGGCTACGACAGCCCCGGCCGCAATGGCATGATGCTCTACTACGGCGACACGACGAGCACCGACAACGGCAGCCGCGCGCTGTTGCTCGCCCACAGCGGTGGCACATACAACGACGGCTCGCACAGCAGCATGTTTTTTGACGCCAGCTCCTCGGCGAGCGCCAAGGCGAAAAGCTACCGCGACGACGGCGGCACGCAGGCGCAGGACTTTTTCAGCCTGTTTACCCCGCCGCGCGAGACGACGGGGCAATACGTCGCGCCGGTGTTGCTGCAACGAGGCGAGCGCCTCTACGCCGTGCCGGGCGTGCATACCAACACCCGCTCCGCCGATAATCTCGCCCTGATTGATGATGAGGGGGCGCAATACATCATCCTGCACAACTACGGCTGGGCAGACCTCAACAAATCCTTTGCCCGCCTCGTGGTGCGCACCGACAAATGGCGGTACTGATATGCTGCTAGAGCCACACTACATCGCCGATCACCGCGGCTACATGGCAGGGACGGAAGACGGCATCGTCACCGTCGGCGGTAGCGCGGGCATCGGCAACATCTACGTCTTTGACGCCGAGACCCTGTTGCTGCAACAGCAGACACGCTCCCTGCCCAACGGCCACTACCTCGTCCCCTACCTCAACCCGGCGCGGCGTTACCTCATCATGGGACGCCATCCACAGAGGCAGTACGAGCCCATCTGCTACGACGACCTCAAACCCGCCACCGCGCTGACGCTGGCGGAGCAGGCGCAACTGTGGGCGGCATGGCAGTTGTAGGGTGGGGCTTGACCCACCGCGCAGCGGCAAGGATAACCACACATGGCGACGCTCAAACCTGACCGCCTCCCCCTCACCCTCGGCGAACATACGGGCGGCCGCGACACCGCCCGCCTGCCGCTTGCGCTCGACCGGCAAGGCGGCAGCACCCCGCCGCCACCCAAACCGCCACCGCAAGCCAAAGTGGTGCGCATCAGCAGTTGCAGCGGGGCGCGGGTGGCGCCGACGGTCGACATTACCGCCTGCCTGCCCGCGCTGGGACAACCGGCGCCCACGTCCAACTGCCTGCCCGCCAATATCCGCCCGGTGGTGGACGTCGGCCTGTGCCAACGCCACGCCATCACCCCGGTGCCAGGCCTCGGCAACTGCCAGACGGTGCGCATCAGCCCGACCTACCGCATCGCCGCCTGCGCGCGTGTTGGCATCGGTGCCTATCCGGCGCTTGCCAACTGCACCCATCCGCGCATCACCCCGGCGCCTGCCGTCAAAACCTGCACCCCAGCGCCGACCCAGGCGGCCATCGCCGTCAAGAGTTGCGCCGCACCGCGCGTCCTCCCGGCGCCGCGCCTCATCAGCTGCACCACCCAACACAGTTGGGGGCCAGCCGTGCGCGCCTGCCAACCGGTGCGCTACCAGCGCGCGGTGCGTTCGCCCTGCGAGTATTACCCCATCCCGCTACCGCCACCGCCGCCCGACCTCTCGCCCTGCCACCTCCGCCCGCCGCCCGACCGCCTGCCACTACCACTTACCCGCCGCCGCATCCTGCGCGACAGCGCCCGCCTTGCCCTGCCGCTTAGATGCTGGCACGACGGTGACACCAATGACCTCCCCATCCTGCCGGGATACATCATGCACAACAAGATTACCGCCGACCTTAACGGCGAGCCGCTCGACCTGCTCGCCCTGACACTTACCACCGACACCGCGTCCTACTGCTGGCAGGGCGACATCACCCTCTCGCCCGCATCCTTTGCCAAGCTCAAGATTGACCAACGCGCCGCGGGCGACGAGGCCGTCATCACCCTGCGCATCAACGGCAACCGCTGGGACATCCTCGCCGAGGACTACCGCGACACCCGCAAATTTATCGGCCACAGCTACAGCGTGACCGGGCGCAGCATCACCGCCAAGCTGGGCGCGGATTACGCCAAGGGCAGACATAGCAAGTACGATACCGCCCGCTACGCGCGACAAATCGCCGATGAGCAGCTCAACCTGCTGCCCTACCGCATCGCGGCCTGGGAAGCGGTCGATTGGCTCATCCCCGGCGACACCTACACCGTGAGCGGGCAGACGCCGATAGAGGTGATTGCCGATCTGGCCAAGGCGGCAGGGGGCTTTGTGGAGAGCCACCCCTATGAGGCACAGCTATTCGTGCGCCCGGTGTGGCGGCAGTCCGCGTGGGCGAAACCGACGCCAGCGCTGACCATCCCGGCCAACCTCATCCTGAGCGTGAGTGGCCAGCGACGCATCAGCGAGCGCTGCAACGCGGTGCGCGTGACACCCGCCGCCGAGCAAATTGGCGGAGCCAAGGCCAAGGGTGGGCTGGTCTATCGTGAGGGCACCGACCAACAGCCGGAGGCCTCCACCCTGACCCACGCCGCCTACACCGACAGCGACGTCATGCGCGCCGCGGGCATCCATGCCCTCTCCGAGACTGGCACGCACAAAATCGAGACCGTCACCCTCCCCTGGGCCGAAAAATACCAACTGCCGCTGGCAAGCCTCGGCGCGGTATGGGCATTTGCTGAGCAGGGGCAAACATGGCAGGGCGTCATCAAGGGCGTATCGGTGGCGGTCGAGCTGGACGGCGGCGCGCCGGTGGTCACGCAGGCCGTCACCATTGATCGCTATCTGGGAGACTGACATGAGCAACATCCGCCAACAACTGATTGACCTCATCAACCCGCACCACCGCGCCGTCGCCAAGATTGTTGGAGGCAAGGGCGCGGACACCTGGGTCGGCGAGACCCCATCCGGCGGCGTAGTGGTCATCACCGGGCAGACGCAAATCGGCGAGAGCGTCTATTTTGACGCTGTGACCCTGCGCATCGAGGGCAAGGCGCCGGATTTAGACTGGCAGGAAATCAGGGTCTAA